CAGTACCTAACGCACCACCAATGCCTGCACCTAATGTAACACCGTATAGGACATCCTTAGCCTGTGCATCAGGACGAAGCATATACTCAGCACCAGACACAGCAAGACCTTCAGTACCACCTACAATCGCACCTGTCTTGGCGTAGTGTAGGTATCTTGAAGCACCTTGGAGTTGTTTAGCTCCTGCTGCAAGACGGTGATAAGGCACAAACCATAAAGGTAATAACGCAGGATCAGTAACGCCTGCTGCTATTAAAGCTGATACAGAGCCATAACCTAGACCACCTAACTGCTTGTAAGACTCTTGTGCTCTTTTAGCCCGACCCTTTTTAAAGTCAAACTCTTCTTGGCTGTTAGAATCTAAAAGGTCTTTAGCCCAAACTTCGGTATGCTCTAACTTAATTTTCTTTTGTTCTTCCTCATCTATCTGGAAGTCTATGCTTTTTTCAAAGTCTTGTGCATAATCAGACTCAGCATAGATGTCAGGAAGCCAAGTTATTTTTTTAGCCGCCTTGAACTTTTCTACCCAACTGGTTTCCTCAGTACGGGTAGTCAAGGTTCCCTCAGGGGAAGCAATGAATAAACCATCGTTGGGGTTTTGTTCAGTAGCCATAAATTATCCTTAGTTTTTTGTAAAGTTATTTACTAACTCTTCTGTAGTTACAATAGCATCAATAAACTCTTCACCATCATCAAGAGCAACCCGCACACCTTCGTCAGTAACTAAAATGTACTGGTTTATACCTGAGGCTCTAAAGCTTAAATTCTCGTTATCTAAGTAAGGTATCTCTTCTTTTACAAAGTCTATATACTTTTCAAAGATAGCAGGAATGTTTGTAGGAGTTACGTTTATTCCTTTATTAGCTTGGTGGTATACTTCTTGTTGTATGGGGTTCAAGTCAATTAAACCACCTTCAAATTCCATATACCTAGTTTTAAAGTTTTCACTAGCTTTCTGTAGAGCAGCCGACTTAGAATAGCCTCGCTGTTGTAAGCCTATAGCATAGTCAACGTACTGACCTGCAAAGTTAGCAGCACTCGTAGGTCTACGTATAAAACCACCTAAGAAAGGGTCAAAGGTGTCTTCAAGGTCTGATAGTTCAACCTTGTCATCTACTTGACTCTTATCAATCTTAGGTCTTTTCATAAAGTCTATAGCAGCTTGTATACCATCACGTTTAAAATGTGCAAGTGCAACTTCGTAGTCAGCCTGTTGCTCTGACGTTACCATTTCATCTAGTAAGAAAGATTGATCTTCTTTATAAGTTTCATAAACAGTTAGCCCACGTAGTATAGAAGGAGCGTTAGTTAAAGATGCTCCCGATGTAAGCTGACTTAAACCTACGGCTAAAGACTGCTCGTGATCTGCATTCTTTTGACCTAAAGCTCCATGCTGTCTTGCTGTTCTAGCTATTTCTGTTTTATATTGTTGTTTAAAACCCGCAGCCTTTTTGGGATCGCCCGCAGATGCCGATGTATAAGCGTTTAGGTAAGCACCTTCACGACTTCTAGCTTCTGCTTCAAGAGCTTCTCCTGCTTTCTTAGAGACATCTTCTGAAACAACACCAATGTCTTCACCTGCTGTTATTTTCTTTACTGTGTCTTGTACCTGTTGAAGCTCTCTTGCTTTTGCTACAGCTACTTGATATTGAGACTTAGCCGTAGCTAATTTCTTATCATCGCCTGCTCGTATACTTTCGCTTGTACCGAACATCTTATACTCTTGAGCGTAGTTGTACATTGACGCACTTCCTACACCTAAGTCTGCTATAGCTTTTTCTCTTACTAAAGCATTAAGCTCTTTTTGAGGAACTCCGTAAAGGTTTCCTAACTCTTTAAGCTGTTCGTTTAAGAAAGGGCTTAAAACATCAGCGCCTTCGCCTGCTTCTTCCCTTGTACGCACTATATCAAATATGCTATTGGCTTTGTTATCTACAGCTCTTTCAAAGTCTGCGGGGATGTTACTTAAAGATTCTTTGTAAAGAGTTTCTGAGATTGTGCTTGAAAGCTGTTTCTGTACTCTTGGGTGAAAATCTTCAGAGACTACAGGAGCAAAGAACTCGTTAAACTTTTTCTCTCTATCTGGGGGAGACATAGCTTGGTAATCATCTTGATTGTTTACCTTCCAGTTTTCCCACTTAGCGTCAGCTTCTTGATACTGTAGCTGTGCGTCATAAGTTTCAGATTTAACCCTAGCATCTGTAAGCTGTTCGCCTACATCTATAGCAGTGCCTATTAAACTTTCTATAGCCTTAGCTGTTTGAAACTTAGAGTCTTGTTGTAAATGCTGCTCAGCACTCTTAGCCCTAACAAACGTATCTACTGGGGCGGCAACGGCTGTAGGGGCATCTGGTCTAATTAAGTCATTTGTATCGCCCATGACTTCAAATAATGATTTAGGCATTTATTTAGTTCCTATTGAGTTACAGCAGTGCTGCTTGCAGGTGCACCACCACCACCAAAAGCTGAGTAGTATGCCATACCTGTCTGTGCTCCTGATAAACCTGCGCCAAGCATTACGTTGCTTTTATTAAACGTAGGAGCTGCTACAGAATTAATACGACTTTGGTAAGTAGTCGCTGCCCCATAACGAGCCATTTGTAATTGATCTTCAACTTGCCCTAAGTTAGACTGGATACTTGTTCCTGAAACTAAGCCTTGTCTAGCTAAGTTTTGCATTGCTGCATTGTTGTTTAGGAATACTCCAGAGTTTGCGCTTGCAACCTTACCTCTTGATTCTAACTGCATAGCTTGAAGATCGCTTTGCATTTTAGCTGCCATTGCTTTTTCTTTTTCTTGACGCTCCCTTAGATTAAGCTGTTGAGTTTCATTAACAAAAGCTTCCATAGAGTTCTTGGCGTTTGCCTCAAACATCTTACCTTGAGCTACTGCCATTGCTTTTGCTTGCCGAGCTTGTTGCTGTGCTTGTAACGCTCCTAAGCCTATGGCTATTGCGATATGACACATTTTCCTATCCTCACAAATTGATAAAAAGGTTGTTTACCTACACCATGTTCTTGTTCTAGTTTTATAAATTTAAAACCTAGAGATTTTAGCCACTTAATTGAGACTGTGTTTTCTACATGAGCGTAGTTAAGTAGAAGAGGGTACTTGACATTTATCTCTTCTACCCACTTAGCTGAGACAGGTAACATCACTCTTTTAGTTTCTAGTAACTTATCAGTACCTAATAACCAAGGACTTGCAACAGTACCATAATCACAAACACCGAACATACCCACTACAGTCCCGTCAGCGTGTACGATTGTGTTACACTCCTGAGAGCTTATAAAGCACTGCTGAAGGGAATCTAAAGGAGATAAACCATGACTATAGTCTATCTCTTTAACGTCCTGTGTACGCATATAGGGAGCGATTAGATCGCAATCCCCAAGCACACTGGGTCTGTAGTGGTGTGTCATATTATAACCTTACTGGGTTTCTGTAATGAAACATGACTTCATACTCACCACTTTGGAATGTTGAGGGTAAGTGTGAATCATTTTCAAGGGTTAGTTTTACATTAGTAGCGTTCGATAAAACACTAAACTTCTTATCACCATACTGAATGTTGGGCAGGAAGCCTAAAGTATTTTCAGAATCACCAAAGTGTTTAGCTGTGTAAGTCGAAACTACTTCGTCTCTATCTTTAGCTTTTACTTTGAAGTTAAAGAATGCTGTATCGCTAAAGGATACGTTAAAACTACGTATTTGCATTCTAGCTAACTTAGAAGCGTCTTTCTTACCGTAGTCAAACACTGGCTCTGATAATGTAGCTTTGAACGTGTAAGGCTCTCCCGCATAAAGGTAGTTATAAAGAAGAGACCCATTCTCAGTATGAGTCTTACCATTTATATAATTAACTACTTTATCTAGCTCAGCACTGCTTGTCCCTGTAGCGATTACCACACCTAAGTGATCTACAAATTTAGTAGATGCTGTTAAGTCAGATGAGGGTATATCGCTAAGGCTGAATGTAGCAGAGTTAGTACTGTTTAACTTTCTACGGTGATCTAAGTAAACATCATAAGCTGTGCCTGTGTAACTAACTTCGGATTCAAGAAGAACTGGCAACTCAAATCTAGTAGAAGCATCTGCATCTACAATGGCTTGTACGGCATCAACTTGAGAACCTGTAGGAACCCAAGTAAACTTCTTACTTCCGTCTGAGTTTTCAATTACTGTAGCAGCCGAAGTAAGATACGTTTCACCGTTAAATGTTAATCCGTTAAACCCTGCATTAAGAAGAGTTGGTAGAGCAGTAAACTCTATTACAGGCGTGTTGAAAAGGTCTTCAAACCTTAAAACAAAACCTGCGAGTAACAATTCGTTATTGTATGAATAGCTCATTATGTCTGATTGTGCATACGTACCTGCACCTAAGGAAAGGTCTGAAGTACCTAGAAAAGTAGCTGTTTGTGCAAAAGTAATAGACTGCTCATTAGAAGCTAAATCTAGTTCTTCAAAACAACCATCACCAAATGTTATGTACATCCTAGAGTTATTGAAGGAGATGTTTAACACGTCCTTATCAAATATCCATTTTGACCAAGCACTTTGGAGTCTTTGGCTATCGCTGTCATACCATTTGTACACATAAACAACTTTTTTATCTACACTGTTCAAACATAAAAGCATATTCTTATTGGTAGATGCTGCTATTTTAGTTATAGTTCCTTGTATGTATTCAGGAACATGGTTAGTAACTAAAGGTGCTTCGTTTATTTCAGTATTAGGGTTTGTTACATACTCTCGAATACCTGAGTAATACTGGTTTGCTGTAGCAAAAAACACACTGTTACCTGCTGTTACAGGGGGTGCTGTTAAATCACACTCGTATTGAGTAGATAAGTCAGCCTTAACGTCTGTAGGTGTGAGTAACTGAGCAGAGGATAAAGTAAACTGGTTCTGCTCTGAGAACAATAACAAGTAATCTTGCACTGCTGTGGCAGCTTTAAGTGTAGACACGTCAGTACTTGCTATAGCTATATCAATAGGGTCGCTATCTAAAAGTGTCCTAACGGTAGTTCTATAAAAATTAAAGTAGTCTCCGTTTTCACTAAAGATTACATTATCCTCAGATAAAAAAGCTAAGCGGTTTCTATAAAAGAAAATATCACTAATAGTATTCTCTACGAAACTAGGAGCAGGATTGGTGAGTTCGTCCCCTACTAAACGAGAAGTAAAAGACAAAGGTTCAAAAGAAAACCGAAGACTTCCTAGTATTTTAGGGTCTTGTCTAAGTTGATGAGGCATGGTGGTGTTATCAAAGTCGTTTTGTAAACCACCTTCTACACTTTCTCTCCATATACCTGAGCCTCCTGCACCTTTAAAGATAACATGGTAGTCATCTTCTCCTTTACTACCATCTCCTGTAACAGTCAATTTATAGTCTTCTACACATTGGTTAGGAAGGTCTGCAAAAGATTTAGCAGTGCCTTTTATAGCAACTAAATCGTTACCTCCATTATCATCTGAAACAAAAACGTTAAAATCACCAAAAGTTCCATCAGAAGGACTTGTAACTACAAAATAACCTTCGCCTCTACTAATAGTCGGTGTGACTACTAAACTAGCACTAGCAGGGTTTTGGTCAACCGTAGAGATAGGAGGAACGGTTACCCATCTTGTGTCGTAATACTCATCACTGTCGTGATCGTACCAACTATCAGAATACCTAAGACTTGCGATAGACCTTGGGAACACTATTCCAGATGGAGTAGAGTCAGTACCGTCAGAATATACCCAACCGTTTTTAGGTAATCTGTTGAAAGTATCCCAAGCTGATTGCTCAGTTGGGGAATAAACCATTGAGTTATCGCCTACAATAACCGTTAGTTGTCCTGAAGGAGCGAAAGTTCCTGTAGCAGGACTACCATCGTCTATAACGCCCTGTGTTTTTGAAAATCTAAGGTAGGGTATTAATGCACTATCAGACCAAGTGTTATCTTTTTTTTCTTCTGTAGTTTGTTTGTCGCTTCTACCGCTAAAATAAACAGTAGCTCCTGCTTGAGAGCTTTCAGATATTACATCATCTCGCAAAGCTGTGGCTGCTGTAGATACTTTGAGTTCGTTATAATGTGTATTACTGCTAGGGTCGTCTGTAGAAGCTTGTGCTACAAGTCTTTGGCTATTTTCTAAAGACTCAAAAGTTAATCTGTAGTCTTTGTTGTAGTTTACTGTTTTAAAATGTACTAAACAAGAGTTACCCGTTTTGCTAGGGATTCTATCAGGGTTTAATTTTACAATAGTATTTGTATTCACTAAGAAAGTAGCGTCAGCTACAGAGGTAGCTTTTATACTATTGTCAGGTGTTGCATTTTTTAAGTAAGTTGTAGAATCAGAGTTACCATACAGCGTTACATCACCGTCTTGATACGTTATAGAAGAACCGTCAGCTAACCAACTTGACTTACCTGCTTGGTATCTTAAGTTACCTTCCTCATCATAAACTAAAAGCAAGGGGTCTTGAACTACTCCTCCAGATTCCTGAGGGACTACTAAGACAGTGTATGTTTCATCACTATCTCTTTTGTAAGAATGTACTAAAGCATTGGCTAACTCTGAAGACGTAAGTCTTTCAGTGTTTGATGTAGTTAAATCACTGGTGCTTACACCTGCTGTCCAACTGCTAGAACACTTTAGTAAGTAGTTTAAAAATAAACTTGGGGGTCTTTTACGCAACCCTTCAACCACATCTGGATAACCATTCTCTTGGACTTCTAATTGGTTGTTTAACCGTAACTCTGGTGGTTGTTGCGTAACCCCATTAATTAAGTTAGGGACGCTCTTAGAAGCTAGTGCCATTAGTAATCACCTTTGAAGTGCTTGTTCTGTCTATTACACTGTAAGTGCCATAATCATCAAATATGTTATAGTCACCACTATCACCTTCCATATCTATCAAGGCTAGTTGAGCCTGTTGCTCATCTGCTCTGTTCTGTGCAGACATATTAGTACTGCCTAATACACGTTCTTGGAAGATTCGAGATGCTCTGATAGCTATGTATCTTCGAGCTACTTCGGGTATTAGTTCAAAGTCTAGCAAGACTACTGCGTCTAGCTTTAGAGCTTTGTCGATAGCATAAGTATGTTTTATGGTATCGTAAATTCTGTTGCCTCGTTGGACGTACTCATTCTTAGAGCTTCTGAATTTTGTTTCTGATTTAGCTAGATCAACCCTAACAAAGTTACTAGGTAATTCAATCTCACCTGCGGTGTTGACTGCTATTGTATAATCAGTTTCAGTATTAAAATTCCAACCTTGGGCTTGTACTTCTCTGTTTACATTATCTAAAATCTGTTCAGCCATTTCAGCATCAATAAGACCAGAGTTTAAGCTATTTACTGGAGCTTCCCCTAGTGTAGAGAGCATCACATTAACAGCTTCTAGTTTGGTTGTTGGGCTAGTCATAGAAACCTCAATGAAAAAATAAAGAGAAACACCCCCGAAGGGGTGCTCTCAAAGTGTCAAACTTATGAGTTTGATTGTACAACACGAACAGCACATTCGCCACGTAAGGCATCATGTCCCATTGCGTACTTAGCTACCATTAAAGTACCTTGGTTTTGGATTAAGTACTCAGACTCAACGCCAAGATCAAGCAACTTAACTGTAGCAGCAGCTTCTTTAGTAAATACTAACGCTTGTACGTCTTCAGCACCTGCACCATGCTGATAGTTTGTTGAGGCTTCAGTAGGTAGGTTGTTAGACATATAGACTTTAGCACCACCGATCATTGGTACAGTACCAGTGTTAGCGTTACCGCCAGAACCGAAGTCAGATGACATGAAACCTGCCATGCTGTTAGAAGTACCTTTGAACATTGCGTAGTACAATGCAGGTGGTAGGACTACATAACGCTCGCCGCTAACGTTGTTTTCGTCTAGTTTCTGTAAGGCAGAGAAGATAAGGTCTGCACCTTCTTGACCAGAGATAGAACCAATGGCTTCGCCAGAAAGAACGTCATTACCAGTACCGATAGTGGTAGAGGTATCTGCACGAGGTAGTGTAACACCTGCGTTGTCTTTACCAAGAGAAGCGTTAGCAATAGACTCAAAGATGGCAATGTCAGCTTCTTTAGCTAGAGCTTCACCAATCTGCTTAGAGTAGATAGAGCGAACATCGTAGTGATTCATCGCTTCCTCAACGTTAGCAATAAACGCTGAACTAACTAACAAGTCATTAACGTTAATAACTTTTTCGTTATGATTGATAGCTGTTGGTGTGATTTCTGCGCCTGCTGCTAAAGTACCCGCAGTAGAAACACCAGTAAGAGGGAATTGAGCCGACTTACCGCTTGCAATAGTGCGGACGTTATGCAAAGGCATAGCGATGTTTGTAGTGTTGAAGGCTGTTAATACTTCACCCGAAAAGACTTTAAGAAATAAGTCACGATGTGTAGGAGTGTCTGAGCCTGCTGCACCGTTTACCGCACCTAAGCGTGAGGCTGTACTTGCGTAAGTTGTCATAATTTGTTACCTTTTAGTTAAATGTTTAAATGAATGAAAGTTCTCAGTCACCTAACACTCTTCCTTTCTCTGAGATTATCCTCCGCAGAGGGTCAAAGGTAATTAGCTTTGTGTTCTTGTTCTTGAGATAAAACGCCCCCCGAAGGGGGCTAAGAGACTATTTAATGTCGCTATTGGCTAATTTATTAGCGACTTGTTGGCGATAAGCCATATCAGTATCGTATCTTGGGTCAGACATGGCAGTGGTGACTTCAGACCACGAACCAAACCTACCGCCTACTGAAGTATTGTTATCACCACCTAAGAGCTGTGGTGCTATTCCTTCACTAGCCTGATACTGAGACTGTAAGCCTTGAACTGCCAAGTTCACCAACTCAATGTCTCCAGAACCTACAGCCCTGTCATAGGCTTCAACCTGAGCATCGCTCAAGTTATCTGCTGCCCAATTAAGCATATCACCGTAAGATTCTTGACCGCCTACTAAATCGTAAACGGACGCTTCTATGCCTTGAGTCAGCGCTTCCTGTCCTGCTATCCAAGTTTCGACTAACTCTTCAGGAAAGCCTGCTTCTTCTAAGGCTTCATATGCTTCAGGAGATAACTCTCCTTGTTGCATATATTCTTGTTGTAGAACCTCGAAGTCTAAACCTGCATCATCCAGAAGGTCAGATACCTCGGATACTGTTTGCTCGGCTTCTTCGTAAGACTCAAACTCTTCTTCTGCTTGGGACTCTGGTTCCTCAGAACCTAAACGTTTCTCCAAGTTTTCGTAGGCTTGTGCCATTTGTTCTACATCTGCAAACTTCTCAGGGAGCCAGTCAGGACGATCTGACGGTACTTGTTCAAGCCCTTCGGCTGCCTCAAGCATAGCCTCTACGTGCTCTGCGCTTTCTCCCTGAGGTTCTACGTGTGTATTAATTTCTTCTGCCATAATAGTCTCTCTATTAAAAAAAAATTACTTCTTAACTGTTACGAAACGCTTCTTACGGGGGTCGTACTTACGTTTCCCTGAAGCAGGTTTAATCTTTAACTTGCCAAGAACACTTTTTAACTTACTACGTAAAGTTTTCTTCTTAGGTGTAGCAGCTTTCTTATCAGCAGCCTTCTTAGCTTCTACTTCATCTTTAGTTTTGGTAT